TAAGCCTTGGGTTGGGTTAACCGAGGAGGAGGTGGAGCAGGTTTTTCCCGCTATCGCTACGTACCATGCAGCAAACAAAACTCTGTACCGTAGTATTGCCCGCGCCATTGAAGCCAAATTAAAGGAGAAGAATTATGGCTAAAGTAACACTACTACCTAGGGATGTAGAAAAGATTAAAGAGATTATTGAACTAAACAACATTGTATCTGACATAACCGTTGATTCTGATAGCAGCTCAGGTATCGGGTCTATCATAACAATGAGTTGGGTGACAATATACAATGGTCTCTGTACTACAATGGCTGTTAACGTTGCTGATGAAAGTGAGTGGTGACGTGATGGACTATGAGGAAATAGGCGCTGAGATGCGTAATGAAAAGGATGCTTTAATACTGCAAGGTCTTGTTAAAGAGCTCTTTGATAATTATTTAAACAGAATAGAGGAAAGCGATAGCGGTACTGAGTTCAGCCCCATTACACTTAGCTGTTGTCGGGTTATGATGTTAGAGCCGTTGAATGATTTATTAACAAGGATGGCAAAGCTGTCTGGTGCAAAATCAAAGGTGACTTATGGACTTTAAAATAACAATATGTGATGGTGACGTGGATAAGATTACTGTTTCCAACTTACAGGAGACATTAAAAAACTTACAAGAGGATTTATTTCGTAGAGAACACAACAAAGGGTACGCCATCTTTGTGTTAGACAAGGAAAGAGACGTTATAGAAATTAACAAACGAATAAACGCTACTAGTATTATGATTGATTATTTTGTAGGAGCTATAGATGAATGATGAAGGAACGGGCAACGTAGCCTTACTACGTGAGAACGAAGATGGCAGTGCTGTCTACCAGTTTGACTTTCCACCAGAGGCACTAGCAGCCTTGACGCGGTTAGGTATACTCACTGCTATAAAAGCAGGTATTAGTGAAGCTAAGAAACTAGCACCTGATTATGAAGCTGACCTAGATTTCACAGAGGAGATTAAAAGCTTAGCTGAAGAGGCTGGATTTTGTATGTGGCAGGATGAGAGTTACAAGCCGGAGGGTGAGGTGGTAGACTGGGCTTGTAAGTATGACAAAGAGTTAGTTAAATTTTATCATCTAGTTAGAGCAATGTAAACATATGAAAAAAGCAATAGCAACCGTGATATTGGTGTTAGCTAGCTTGTCAGCTTCGGCAGTAACTCTGCCCTTAAAATGTAAGTTATATGACGATAGTGCGGAAAGACTTGAAAGGATGGAATATACTGTTATTATTCGATCACAGCTAGTTAATGTGTTTGGTATTGGTTCTACATGGCTAGTAGAGTATCGTAATAAGAAAACAGGAAACGTAGCAGCTTTTGTATTAACTAAAGATAGTACTTGTTTGCTTTATGAGTATGCAACAACTCAATAGACGGTTAATAAAGCAAAGCACTTGATTATTATGATTCTATTTTCTTAAAGAATAATACAAAAAAAATGATAGATATATTCGAGTTAACTTAGGATATCAAATGATTTTAAAGATGAGTGACATTATTAAAGGCTCAAAGTTGCTACTATGGGATGGTACTGACCATGAGTCATATCATACAAGAAATGATAGTGAGCTAGAAGAATATAGCTGTTGCGCAGTCTATAACTCGGCGCAAAATATTACTAAGCAAAATGATGTTGATTTTCATTTAAGTGAAAATATCAAAATCATAACAGCAGAGTTAGTATTGGCTGGCTTACCAGATCCAACAAATATCTGTTTCGACTGTAATACAGAAGAAGAAACTCAGGCAGTAAGATTTATTTGGCTCTGCTTTCTAGAGCTGTACTATAAAGAGAATGAAACAGTTATTGAGGAAAATGAAAATGCGTAATAGAGGAGCTTCCTATATATTTATACCTAATTGAAAAAATAATGAAAGATAGAGTTAGCTTTGGAGAAAATTACGACCTTGCTGGTTGGTACTTCGTTTTAGGTATAACATTAGTCCCTGATGTCGGTACTCACAAGTGGTCATTAGGTTTTGAATTTGGTTTTTGGCATATTGTAATTGGGATTGGGGATAAAAGTGGAATTAAATGATTTAATGCGACCCATCGAATAAATTAATTAAAAGATAATACTATGTTAAGTTACACAAATGAAAAGGGAAATGATAATGCAAATTGAAGTTAACGATGAGATGGTTGATCAGCTAGTTTTAGAAAATATCTCAAATACTTTAAGATCAATGGAAGCTGATCTTAAAAGTTACGAAGACCCTAATCATGGTTGGATAGCTATCTTTGATACTAATGAAGAAGTCGATAAAGCCAAACTTCGTGAAATGAGAGCAGCACTACGCCTTGTAGTAAATTACTATGGTGGAAAAGACGTTGAAGCTTACGAAGATTACGAAGATTCAACTGAAGATGCTACATCAGAAAGTATTGGCTCCGTTAGCTTGATTCGTGAAAATGAAGACGGTAGTGCAGACTATTCAGTTAATCTACCATTAGAAGCGGCAGCTGCTCTTACTAGGCTTGGTATTTTAACAGCTTTGACAGCAGGTGTTGCAGATGCTAAGAGACTTAAACCTACAGATGTTATGGAGTAGTAATGAAATTTATAATTAGCATAATTAGCGCGTTTATCTTGTTTTTTACGGTTTCTGTAGTAGGGCTAATCGGTATTGGCTTTCTCGATGCAATAATAAATGAACCGTGGAGGTTTGTAGGAGATGAGTAATAAATTTCAATGTAGTACTTGTAGCTCCCCTACTGACTATTTAACAAGTGAGTTTATAGTAGAATATGACGGTAAGGTGTATTCTACAAGAGATGATTTAACTCGTATTCTGTTTAATCGTTGTCAAGAAGCTGGTGCTTTTAACTTATATCGAAAAAAGAAAGAGTACTGTAAAAGTTTATTAAGCTCACTACTTAATAACCCAGAGCTTGAACAACTATGGTGGGATTCAACTAACCTAGCCTTTTCAAATCAGACACCTAATGAGGTCTTTAAAGAAGATCGGGATCGTGTTTTTAACTATTTAAACAAATTTATAGGTAACCAAATGAAACTATACGAGTTAACTAGAGGTGACAAGTTCATTGTTCACCCCGATGTCGAGAGAGAGGCTAACGTATACACCTTTGTTAAGCTAGATGGTATGTACTCTATCTGCTTAGATAAAGAAAAAGAAGTAGTACACTGGTCAGTGTCAACCCCCGTTATACCGGTAATACACGTAGAGGATACTGTAAATGATTAAGAAAACTTCAATCTTTCTAGTTGGTTTTATTCTGTGTTTTATCTTCTTTGAGGCTAAAGCAGAACCACAAATGGCGACTGTTCCTGTACTATGTGAACCTCATGTTATTGTTGAGAAGACATTGCAAATGCAAGGATTCAAATCTTCATATGTTAGCAAAGATGTAGTGTTATATCAAGGTGCGGAAGCTAACCTAATAGAGTATACTAACCCAAATACGGCTATAACATATGGTTTACTAAAGTTCTCAGAGATGTCTTGTTTAGTCTATAGGTATAAGGGCTTGTCATTATGATGATATATATACACCTATTGAGTAGTGTTGCTAAGGATTTTTTTAGAGATATTCAATACTACTTCATAGATTCTTTTCAAACTAAAGTAAAAGGGTTAGTGCCTCTCTGGGAAGTAAATAGTAATACGATTATTGAATACAAAGGTAAGAAATACCTTTTTAAAATGTTTCATGGTTTTAAAGGCTACTGCTTAGATTGTAACAGTGAAGTTACTTACATTGACTGTAATGAAAAAGTAAAAGAAATAAAGAAGCTATCTAAACTAGATTAGGGGTTTCCCCCTTAAAAACAACCCTCTGGGCTATCTCTTTAACTCCTTAATTGGGGTTTTAGGGGTAGTTCAGAGGGTTTTCTCTCTTTTTTTTTTCGTTAAAAATCATGGACTTGCACCAGGGGACGTTAAAGAATAAGCTCCCTCCGCCCGGGTGTAATTATTAGAGTTATAGACCTATTTTAGGAACTACACCCTAGAAATCTTTAAGATTAGAACTAGGGAAGCACTACCTAAGAAGTAACCTTAGTTACTCAAACCATAGTTATTATTATCCTCATTATTGTAACCCTTAGTTGTTTTAATCCTTAAAATAGTAATACTAATATTAATAAACTACCAGGGGACGTTAAAGAATACGTCCTATACAAAACAAACAAATTAACCTTGGAGAACCATTATGCTAGATGGAGATCACAACTCAGTATTAGCAGTAATCGGTAGCCTTCTTGGTGGTGTTGGATTTTGGAATTATTTGAGTTCAAAGAGAAAGACAGATCATGAACAGCAGAAAGAATACCTGCAGTCTTTAATCGCTCAAGTAACCAATCTCTCTGCTAAAGTAGAAGTACTAATCAAAGATAAAGAAGAATTGTTACGAGAAATAGCTGAACTTAAGGCTGACCTAGCCTCCGCTAATTCAGAGCTAAGCTCAATGAGAATATACCTTGTCAACAGAGATAGATAGGGTTTAGTTATGGAACCTATCTCAGCAACTTTATTGATAGCTACAACTGCTTTTAATACCATCAAAAAGGGTATTGAAATTGGTAGAGAAATAGAAGACATGGGAGGTCAGCTCGGAAGCTGGTTTAACGCTGTCTCTAAAATATCTACTGCAAACCAGAAGGCTCAACGTCCTTCAGTTTTTAAGAAGTTTTTATCAAGTGGTAGTGTGGAGCAGGAAGCCCTAAATGCTCTCATTGCTAAGAAAAAAGTGCAAGAGATGGAGTCAGAATTAAGAACTATCATTATTATGCGTTATGGAATACCTGAGTATAAAGAAATGATCGAGATGCGTAGAAAGATTATCCGTGATAAAGAACGATATATTGCTCAACGTAAGAAGAAACTAAGAGATTTAGTACTCTACGCTATGATAGCAATAGCTATTAGTATGCTCACCTACATTATAGGTTTAATAGTATATTTAGCGATATAATTTAAAGGAAATTAAAATGGCTATAGATTCAGACGAAATAGCCACTACCGATGTTAAACCAAAGAAGAAGAACTCTCATGTTGGTACTATTAAAAAAGGGCAGAAGCTCGAGGGTAGTGGAAGACCTAAGGGTTCAAAACAAATATATGGAAAAGACTCGGTAGAACGTCTTCAAGAGTTATGGTTCGACCCTATTGAGCGAATGGTAATACAATACCATAAGATCGATGATATGATCTCTGAGATGAATCTTGGTAAGCGTAGATACTCAGCGGTTGCTATGCAGGGTTTACTAAGTACACAGGCAAGCATTATCAACAACTTGATGAAGTATGGTTACCGATCTGTACCTGAGCGTAGAGAAGTTGAAACAAGCACAGTAGAACCTTTACGGATTATACTATCTGCTGATTAACTCGATTATTGTTATATAAAGTTATTATATAGTATACAAAATAAAAATAAGGAAGTTTAATAAACTATGTCCGAAGTACGACTCCACAAAGGTCAATCGCAGATCATTAAGTATTTGTTTTCAGAACCTAACACAGTTAAATACGCTACAGTGATGGCTTCACGAGGCTTTGGTAAATCATTTCTAGCAGCTACCGCAGCAGCAATCGCTGTGAACGAGCTTATACAGATGCCAGCAGATATGCCTAATAAAAATGTCTCTTTAATCTGCCCTACATATCAGCAATCTCAGGATATTTATTTCCCTATCCTTGCCTATCAATTAGGCCTCGAGAATTTTGCTGAAAAGAGTTCACTTAACGCAGGTACCTTTTGGTTTCCTAATAACGTTAAGCTTAAGCTATGGTCTTATGAAGCATCTGAGCGTATGCGTGGAACAGGTCAATACTTTGTTGTATGTGACGAGGTTGAAGACTGGACAGGTAGGCCCGGATTAAAAGACTCTTGGGAATCTGTTATTCAACCTACTATGACCACTCGTTGGGGTGGCAACCACAAAGCACTTGTCATTGGTACTCCTAAAGGCTTTACTTATTTTTATGATATGACACAGCTTAGCGTTATTGATCCTCGATGGAAACACTTTCACTACAGCTATCGTGATTCACCTTACTTATCTGATGAAGAAATTGAACGAGTAAAGAAGACCATTGATCCTCTTAAATTTAACAGAGAGTATGAAGCTAACCCTGAAGAATCAGGTGCTAGGGTCTTCTATATGTTTGATCGTAAGGTTCACGTTACAAGTGACTTGCCAGAATTTACAAACAATAGTGACGGCAAAGAAGATGTGCATATCGCAATTGACTTCAACATCGGTATCATGGCAGCGATTGTATTTGCTGTGAGAGCAGGACAGGTTCACATTCTTGATGATATGCAGAACGTACTCGATACAGAGTCTCTAGCTAAGCGTATAAAAGATTTATATATTAGCAAAGGGCATAAAGTTAACGCCTATCCTGACCCCGCTGGACGTGCTCGTAAGACAAGCGCTGTTGCAGGAGCTACTGACTTTAGTATCCTTGAGAGTTACGGTATACGAACCTTTGCTAGGTCTGCTGCACCAAAGATCGTTGACTCTGTTAACGCTGTTAACCGTAAGTTCCGTAATGCTGCAGGAGATATTGATATGTATATTCACCCAAGAGCTGCCTCGACTATTAAGAGTCTCGAGCGTACTGTATGGGTAGAGAGCAATGCTGACTCAGCAACAATTGATAAATCAGAAGGTGTAGAACACTGGACTGACGGCTTAAGGTATGCCATTGAATACCTATTTCCTGTTAACGCACATAAGAAGTCTACTGCTTCTAGTTTTATGTTTTAACACAAAGAAAGACACACACATGACACAAAAATCCCCTTACGAATTACGAGCAGAGTTACTCACTCTAGCTAAATCTTTTCTTGATGCTGAATACCAGCGCCAAGTAGACTTAGCCACAGTTATGTATCAACAAGTACTAAAGAACACCAAAGCTACTCAAGGAGACCTTGATAAGCTCACCCCGCAAATGTATAACTTTAGTGATATTGTTACAAAAGCTAATGAGCTTTATTCATTTGTTGAGAAAAAGTAATGTTCAAGATACTAAAAGAATACTTAATGGCTATTGGAAATTTTCTTGCAACTGAGTCTGATGAGCAGGCTAAGCTAGAGTTATTCCTAAGAGATAAAACAATGATGTCACAACATGACTTAGATTATTGGATTAAGGTGTACAACCGTACTCGCCATTATTACTAATTAACCTACCTTAGGTTCGTTTGCAGTACGTAAAACTGTGAATCGGGTAACACTGGATAAACGTAACCAGATTCGGGTGAGAGTCCCGTCCTTATTTATTAACCGTTATTAAAGGTATTTTCATGATTGAATTAAAGTTAGAAGTTAAAGAAGTTGAACTTATTCTGTCTGCAATGGCTCAGATGCCCTATGCACAAGTTGCAGGACTAATTAGCAAGATACAACAAACAGCGCAGGAACAACTATCAATTAATTCCAAAATAGAGAGTTAGTATGCCAATTGAATATCAAGGTGAAACCTTTACAGGTTATAACAAGCCTAAACGAACGTCTAATCATCCTGAGAAGTCTCACGCTGTGTTAGCAAAAGTAGGCGAGACTGTAAGACTAATTCGTTTTGGTGCTCAAGGTGTTAGCGGATCACCCCCTAAAGCTGGTGAGGGTGAATCCGATAAGTCTAGGAGAGATGCTTTCTTTGCTAGACACAAACAAGACATTCAAAAAGGGAAACTCAGTGCTGCATATTGGGCATACTGGGTTAAATGGACTAACCGCTATAGTAATTAACTTAAGCTAACAAGGGGACTTAATGCCAAGAACTCGAAAGATGACAAGACGTGACCGTGTGGAAGACCAGCGTATGTTGGGTGATATGGGTGTTCAAGTAGAACAAAAACCAAGAACACCAAGACAATTCCACATTGAACCTATGAACGGTAAGCAAGAGAGGCTGTTACAAGCTATTCGAAATTACCCTATTACGGTAACTATTGGTAGTGCAGGTACAGGAAAGACATACTGTAGTACTTCCCAAATAGCTAACTTGTTCCTTTCAGGAAAATACGAGAAGATCGTATTAAGCCGTTCCAACGTAGGTACGGGCAAGAGTATTGGTGCTTTCCCCGGCACCGTACAAGATAAGATGGCACCGTGGTTGTTACCTATTACTAGTGTTCTAGAAAAGAACTTTGGTATGGGATTCTACAAGTACTTAACATCAAAGAATGTTATTGAAGTCCAGCCTCTAGAGACTATTCGGGGACGTAGCTATGAGAACTCTCTTGTTATTGTTGATGAATGTCAGAACTTAACATTAGAAGAATTAAAAGCTATTACAACTCGACTTGGTGAAAACTCCAAGATGGTATTGTGTGGAGACCCTGCTCAGTCAGACACCTCTAATGGCTCTGGTGTATTACGCTTGGTAGAGCTATGCCATCGCAACAACATCGATATCCCAATTATTAGATTCACATCAGACGATGTGGTTCGCTCAGACATTGTAGGGCGCTTAGTCAAGATGTTTGAAAAAGAAAACGTGTAAGGGCCTAAAGGTCTCCTTATCTATGCTTATATGAAAGAAGACAATTAATGGCGAACTTAACAACTACTACAACTAAGGCGGCAACAAAATCTGTTGGTGATCCTTCAGCTTCTTATGAGTCTCTACGCACCCTCTGGAAGCGATCACGGGCTGTCCTAAATGGGCAAGCTCAAGCAAAAGCTTACGATGACATTCTTGATGTTTACACCTACAAGAATTTGTTATTGCCTTTTAGCCCTAAGATGACACAGGAGCAATTCAACTTCTATCGTGCAGAGGCAGAGTTACCGGGTCTAGTATCCCAATATGCTAAGGTGCTCGTAGGTGGACTATTGCGTAAACCGCCTCAACTAACACTACCTGCTAGTGTACCTGAAGGTGCTGAGTCTTGGTTAAAGAATAACTTTAGTGCTGACGGTATACCTATGCTATCTTTTCTTGATGAAGCTATCTGGGAAGAACTACAGACATCTCGTGCATGGATTATTGTTGATCATCCTGAAGTAGATAATTACGATGAACTTTCCTCTGAACAGCGTGACATGATTAGCCCCTATGCTATGGTTGTCAAGGCCGAAAACGTTATTAACTGGCGTAAGGGTAAGGGTCGCTTTAGTAATGCTGAGACATTAACTAGTCTGGTTATGCGATACTATATACCTAACTATGATAGTAATCCGTTTCATCCTGACTATGTAGACACAGTGAGCCACTACTATCTCGATGAAGAGGGTTATTTTGTTACTGATACTTATCAGCGTAGAGATACGAATGACACTGTTGATGTGATTAACGGTAACTTAAGTCCGCAGTATATTCAGTCATTAACTACTCAAGATTGGTCCTTAATTAGTACGCAAAAACCCCTAATGCAAGGTGAAAGAATCCCATATATTCCGGCCTTCCCTTTAAACGGTCAAGTAGACCCTATTGAACCTGCCCTACAACCCCTTGTAGACCGTGAAGTATCGTTGTACAATAAGATATCCCGCCGTAACCATTTACTATATGGTGCAGCAACATACACCCCTGTTGTTATGTCTGATATGACTGATGAGCAGTTTGATGATATCGTTGGTGCCGGTCTAGGTTCGTGGATTCACCTACGCAAAGAAGACTCTATCAAGGCGCTTGAAACACCTACTGGCTCATTATCTGATATGGAAAACGCTATATCAGCTACTGTTGAAGAAATGGCTAAGATGGGCATCCGTATGTTATCACCGGAAGGTAGTGGACAGAGCGGTGTAGCTCTCGAGATCCGTAATGCTGCACAAACAGCACAATTGGGTCTGTTAAACAACAAGATTTCTAAGACAATGCAGTCAGTTATTACTGTTATGTTAAATTGGAAATATGGCTTAGGCTTAAATGAATCGGAGGTAGATTTTACTTTGAGTGCTGACTTTAATCCAACACCTATGGGTGCTGATTGGATGCGACTAATTACAGATTGGTATCAGCAAGGTATTATCCCACGTTCTACTTTTATTGCTATTGCTAAACAGAATGATATTCTGCCAATTGACTACAATGATGACGAAGGTATTTCTGAGATTCAAACAGACCCGCTTGTAGGTACTAATGCGTCTAACATTGATGCTAGTATTCTTGAGAACCTAAAAACAACTCCAACAAAAGGAGTCTAAATGAAAAAAGTATTAGCTACTATATTACTCACATTATCCCTGACAGCGTGTTCTGCATTATCCGCATTTATACCGGGAATGGGTGGT